CGCGGGCAAGCTGCCCGTGGTCGAGTACAAAGGCTCGAAGATGGAGAAGATCGGTAAGGGCACGACACGCATCCCGCAGTTCGCAATCGTGAACTGGATCGACCGCCCTGCCGGTATGGGAGCGCCCGCGGAGGCCGAGGAGTATGTGGCACCTGCGCCCGCGCCAGCAGCCGTGCCGTGGCCGTCTGCAGCACAGGCGGGCGCCGCTAAGCCTGCGGCTCGGGCGGTGGCGCCAGCCGAAGACGAGATGTTTTAACGCTCGTCGGTAAACGAACCGGGGCCATCACGGTCCCGGTTTTTTTGTCTCAATAAAAACTGAAGGCTCAAATGCAAGCCGAAGAAATCGCCAAGCAATTAGGCAACGCGAAGAAGGTCAACGGGCAATGGGTTGCCAGCTGCCCGGTCCCAGGTCACGGCAGAGGCAACGGCGATAAGAACCCGTCCCTTTCCATCAGCGAAGGACCGGACGGCAAGGCGCTATTCCACTGTCACGGTGGATGCGATCAGGGCAGCGTGTTCTCCACCATGAGAGAACGCGGATTCCTGCCGGAGCTGGAAGGCCGTAACGTCGAACCTCTGGCGCTGATCAAGCCCATCACCCGGCAGCTCGAGCAGGAGTGGCACTACGCGGACGAGGAAGGTGTGACGCTTTTCATCAAGCAACGATTTCGCACCGCGGACGCGAAGGGCAAGGACTACAAGCTCCTGAAGGTGGACGAGGCCGGCAGGCGGCACGCCACGCTCGCCGACGCCCGGATCGTGCCGTACAAGCTGCCGGAGCTGCGCGATGCCATCTCCAAGGGACGCTACGTCTACCTCACGGAAGGCGAGAAGGCGGCAGACGCGATCATCAGCCTGGGATCGGTCGCCACCACCAGTCACGCAGGATCAGGCACCTGGCCCGACGCCATCACGGAATACTTCACCGGGGCCAACGTCGTGATCCTTCCAGACAACGACACGCCAGGCTGGAAGTACGCCAAGAAGGCGGCGGCCAAGCTGCTGCCGCTCGCCAAGAGCGTGCGCGTCGTGGATCTGGGCGGCGAAAGCCTGGGCGATGACGCCTACGAATGGATCTACACGCAAGGCAAGACGCGCCAAGACCTCGCGGATCTGGTGAAGGCGCAGGCGCCCATCACCGCCGCCGATGAGGTCCAGGCGCCAGAGCGGGTGAGCGAGAAGCCGGCGCCGGAGGCCGCGGCATCGCCTGCCACCAGCGAACCATTGGCGAACCCATTGGCGAACCAGGCAGAAACTTCTGGTTCGCCACCGCGCAAGACCCTCAACCTCGAGGCATGGGACGAGATCAAGGATGAGCCGGTCGAGTGGCTCGTTGAGAAGGTCATACCTCGCCGCGGCTTTATCGCGCTGTACGGCCCGCCAGGATCGTTCAAGTCGTTCATCGCGCTGGATCTGGCCGCGTCAATAGCCCGCGGGGCGCCCTGGATGGGCCAAGCGGCAAAGCCATCAGAGAACGGTGCCGTGGTCTACATCGCCGGCGAGGGCCACGGCGGCATCGGGGCAAGGATCAAAGCCTGCCGCATCCACCACCAGATCGACTCAGGCATCCCGATCTACATCCTCAGACACCAGATCAACCTCAGATCCAGCACCGAGGACATCAACTCGCTCATGCTGGCCGTGGCAGAGTTGTCAGAAACCCGTCAGCTAAAAATTGACCTTATCGTCATCGATACGCTCGCCAGAGCCTTCGGCGGGGGCAACGAGAACAGCTCCGAGGACATGGGTGCATTCATTACGTCATGCGGGCACCTGCAGCAGGTATTCGATGCCGCGCTGCTCATCATCCACCACAGCGGTAAGGACCAGGCCAAGGGGCTGCGGGGACATTCATCGCTGCTCGGGGCAGTGGATACCGAGCTGGAGCTGCTCAGGTTTGACGATCAACCGCGAGGCGTCGTACACATCAGCAAGCAAAAGGACGGCGAGGATGGGGTCAGGTACGGCTTTGAGATGGTGGAGATCGAGGTCGATGAGGCATCACCAGCGACGCTGTCACTTGACGAGCCGCGCAAGTCGCTGGCCGTGAATCCTTCGGATGAAGCGGCCAAGGAGGCGGCTAAGGAGGCCAAAAAGGTGGGCCTGACGAGGGTCGGGAAGGGCAAAAAACAGGTCATGGCGACCGATTCGCTGCAGGATGCCATTAATAAAAAAGGAATACATTGGAAGGTGTCGGTGGGTATCCGTAAGTGCGCGAAGGTGGAGGACTGGCGGGTGGAGTTTGCTCAAAAAATGGGCAACGATGAGGCCGGCAGTGATGCGTTTCGGTCGGCCTGGAAGCGCGTTAGGAGTGACTCGGGTCGTCCGTCAAACGTGAGGATTGAGGGCGACTGGGTGTGGATTGAGGGGTTCGAGGAGCAGCAGAAGCAAGATTTCTGATGTGTCAAACTGTGTCACGTGTGTCAATGACACACGATTTGACACAGGTTTTGTGTCATTTGGTGATGTGTCAAATGGGAGAGTCTATGAAGACTCACCATTTGACACACACCAGTCACCGGGATTGGAGAAAAAATGGAAAAGACGAAAAACAGGCAAGCCAAGAGCATTAGGGGAAGCCTTCCGCCAGTCCAAGAGCTGGCGTTCCCTGAGTCGGAGTTCAGCAGATTCTGGAAATCGAAGATGGTGGAACTCGCGGCGGCAAAGCGTGAGCATGAGGATAAGTGGGGAGTCGGTAGAGTAATCAATTTGGTTGATGTAGAGTTTCGTATCAAAGTGTGGAATCAGATCGAGCGGGTCTGGGCGGCGCAGGAGTCGCAGAACATCGACAAGGCCCGAGCGGCCGCCGATGGAATGATCAGGGCAATGCGGGCGATGGATGCCTGGGCTACTGACGAAGGCATTGCGCCCGTGGAGGGCATCAAGGCGATTGAATGGGAGATGGAAGACGGGTCGGTGATGGTGGTGGTCAAGACGGAGCAGGATGCCGCGGCGTATCACCGCACCAGGCCGGACGTCGAGGATCGCCACATCTGGTCGATGCAAGAGATCGCCACGATGATGGCCGGCGGGATCGGGCAGGACATCGCCAGGCTGAAGGCCACGATCGGCGTGCCGGCTACGGTGGTCAAGGCGGACTCGGGGTTCGACGACATGGTCAACGACCTGGACTTCAACGCCAAGGACTCGGCACCTAAAATGTTCAACAGCAAGATGAAGCCGCTCAAGAAGATGGAGTAAGGGCTTTAACGGGGTTTTGGGGCGCTTTTGCGCATTGTTTGTGTGTTGGGTGCTTGTGGGCACAAAAACGGCCTGGAGGGCTTTTAAATGGCTGGGACACCGAAGTTTCATAAGGACATGAAATTGCTGGCAGATCTGCCGGACGACATGATCTGGTCGATGCTCGAGGGCGGGAAGACGAAGACCGAGATCTGTTTTGAGATGGGCATCAGTCGCAAAGCGCTCGAGCGATGGATTGACGAGGTTGATCCTGACGGTGATAAGATCGCCCGTGCGCGCGCACAAGCGGCGGATCAGCTTGCGTCAGAGACGTTGGCTATCGCCGACCAGAGCGATCCGGAGCACGCCGCGCAGACGCGGCTGCGCATCCAGGCGCGGCAATGGATCGCCGAGCGCTGGGATCCGAAGACTTATGGCGTACAAAAGGCCGCGCAGATCAACATTAACGTGCAAGACCTGCGCATGAACGCGCTGCGGCACGTCGAGGTGGTCGAGAACTTATCCACAGATGTCACACCCAAGTTGTCCACATGACCCTGTGGACAGGTGCAAATCTGCCTATTACTTGGGCAATTCGGTACGAAAACAACGAATCCAATTTGACATAATGACTCTTGTATTGCACTCGACGCGCCAATAGGTTTCAGAACGCTGGCGATTGAATGCTCGAGACGTACAAAGGCCAGCCAGTTGTCCACAGGCGCCAGGGCGCGGCCCCGCCGCCGCGGACGGCGCGAGACCCCCCCCCTTCGCTCGGCGCGGCGGGGCGGTTGTTGTGGAACCGAACACCTACCGATTCCACACAATCGCTATTTGCACACATAATCATCCCCACACCCCCCTACCCCCATCACGGAAAAACGTGTCCCCGAAAAAAAATTTAGAAGTTGAGCTGGCGAATAACCCGTTTGTGGAATTCGTCAAGCTGTACAAGAACAACCCGGTGCGCTTTGTCCGTGAGGTGTTAAACACGACGCCGGACACCTGGCAGATCGAGTTCCTGAACCACATTGCCCAGAACAATCGACGCATCAGCGTGCGCAGCGGCCACGGCGTCGGCAAGTCGACCGCCGCCGCGTGGGCCATGCTGTGGTACCTGTTCCTGCGTTTCCCGGTGAAGATTGTCGTTACGGCGCCGACCAGCAGCCAGTTGTATGACGCCCTCTTCGCGGAGGTTAAGCGCTGGGTGAAGGTGCTGCCCCCGATGCTGGCGGACCAGTTGGAGGTCAAGCAGGATCGGATTGAGGTTAAGGATGCCAACACCGAGGCGTTTATTTCCGCGAGGACATCAAGGGCCGAGCAGCCCGAGGCCTTGCAAGGTGTCCACTCCGATAACGTGATGCTGGTGGCCGACGAGGCCAGCGGTATACCGGAGCAGGTGTTTGAGGCCGCCGCCGGCTCCATGTCGGGCCATTCGGCCGTGACGTTGCTCCTGGGCAACCCGGTGAGGTCTAGCGGTTTCTTCTTTGACACGCATAACCGCCTGGCGGGTGACTGGGTGACGATGAGGGTGAACTGCGAGGATTCGCCGCGGGTGAGCGAGGCTTATGTCCAGGAGATGAAGTCGCGTTACGGCGAGGAGAGCAATGCGTACCGGATCAGGGTACTTGGTGAGTTTCCGCGAAGTGATGACGACACAGTCATCCCGATGGAGCTGTTAGAGATGGCGATGCGCCGGGATGTCAGCCCGAGCGCGCACGCGCCTGTGGTGTGGGGTTTGGACGTGGCGCGCTTTGGCAGTGACAGGAGCGCGTTGTGCAAGCGCCAGGGTAACGCGATGCTCGAACCCGTGAGGACGTGGAAGAATTTGGACTTGATGCAGCTCACGGGTGCCGTGGTGGCGGAGTATGAGGCGCTGGCGCCGAGTGCGCGCCCTGGTGAGATCCTGGTCGATAGCATCGGCCTGGGTGCTGGGGTGGTGGATCGGCTGCGTGAGCTGCGTCTGCCGGCGCGTGGGATTAATGTGTCGGAGTCGCCGGCGATGGGGTCGACGTATAGGAATTTGAAGGCGGAGCTGTGGCACAAGGCCAAGGCGTGGCTGGAGGCTCGGGACTGCTGGTTGCCAAAGGATGAGCTGCTGGTGGCGGAGCTGGCGACGGTGAGGTATTCGTTTACGAGTAGCGGTAAGATTCAGATTGAGGGTAAGGATGAGATTAGGAAGCGTGGCCTGGCCTCGCCTGACCGCGCTGATGCGTTTTGTTTGACTTTTGCGAGCGATGCTGTGGCGGGTGCCTTTGGCTCGAGTG